GAAGAAATTGACGTTGTGTATCCATCAGAACAGATATTAAAAGTTTCTGGTGGTGACTGGAGACTGGATAGATATTTAATTTCTACTTTCGATCCCAAGACCTATTCCTTTATCGGAAAAACAATTAAAGGACAAGAATCTAAAGCAGAAGCACTTGTCGAAGACATTGTTCGAAAAAATATTCGTGGTCGAGATTTGATGCAAATCATTGTATCAAACATCAAAGGACAATTTGGTCACCTAGAACCAATTAGATTGCTGAGTGATCAAACAGGAGTTGGTCACGCCCCCTTAGTTGAAGGTGGAATTGCAAATACTGAAATAGTTATCGGTGGTGGGGAATACCGAGTCGGGGAAATATACGACTTGATTTCCTCTGATCAAGGGCAGTTTGCAAAGGTAGTGATCACTAGTATTAAGAATTTTGGTGGTGCATTAACATTCTCGATTATTGATGGTGGTTCTGGTTACACACCATCAACTGCAGAGAATGGTTCTGTTATTGAAATTGTTGGTGGTGATGGTACGCAACCTGCCTCTTTTATAATTAATCAGGGAGATGTTGTTGATAGATTTGCTATCTCAATGAACGTTGATCTGATAGGTGCAAATACCGCATTTGGTGAAAAAGGACCAGATGTAGTTTCTGCAGATGGTTTATTGAGAAAGATGCAAACGTTTGCAAATGTGCAACTGTCCTCTGTCGATTACGGGTTTAGAGAATCTGGTGAACTTGGTGCTTTAGAGTTCCGTGATAATAGTGATGCTATTTTAAATGTTGCAAACACATTTGACATTCTAGTTAACGATTCTCTGTTTGGGCAAACGTCTGGTGCAAATGCAGTGGTAACAGGTATTGTTAGTGGTACTGCAGGGGATGCGGTCGTCACTGTCGATACCTTTAAGAAGTTTACAGCAACCGAATCAATTACTAATGGTGTAGACACTGTTGGAACTGTAACTCAATTTTATGCAAACACAACTGGTGCGCATGCATTACAAGTAGGCATTTTATCAGGTGAAACTTTATCTAAAGGTGATGAAGTTGTTGGATTGCAATCAAATACATTTGGTGTAGTCAGACACATTGGTACTACAGCAGTAGGTGCTTACATTCCAAGTACCGGCCCTGCAAGAGATCTGCTAACATTAAGAGTCACGTCAAACACTTCATCAAACTTGACATCTCAGTTTGAATCTGGACCACTTAAAGGATTCTTAGCAGACGAGGGGTTGAGAAAGGTAAACACTTCTACTGCAATTGGTAACGTAGTATTCAGTACATCTAATGCAGAGCACGAAAATATTTACAGTAAAATTTCTGATGCACTCAATTTCGAATCTACTACATTTGGTTCAATAGTAAACCTGTCTCTTCCGGTCGGTGGTGAAGGATTCAGTTTCGCACCAAAAATTAACGTTACTGAAAATGACATTATTACTTTGGGAATTGGTGAGCAATACTTAACGATTCAGAGTGATGATGTCAATTGGGACTCTGGTGATCCGTCGTTTGTCTCACCTGATACTAATGATCGAGTAGTTCAAAGTTCTACGGGTGCTTCTGGTGACGTTAAAGGTGGAAAGGGATCTTCACAACCGAGTGTTATTCAACATCCTAACGGAACGTATGAGACCGTAGTTCGTGTGTGGCAAGACTTTTTGCAGAGAGAACCCGGTAATGTAGTATTCGCAAATAACAGTGTTATCACGTTCAACATCTTTAATAGTAGTTATACACCCGGAACTCCAGACACCAGAACAATCCAAGGAACTGCAACAGGTCAGGTCGTATTTGTAGAAGATAAAGGTGTATTAGGTAAAAACGCAAACATCACTGCGTCTGTTGGTGCTAACGGTGCCATTACAGGAGTTCGGGTTTTAGATTCTGGATTCTCCTATAAAAATGGTGAGGTCGTTATTGTAGAAACACCAAGTCGTTCTAATGCAACATCAGGTCAATTGAAATTGACAGTAGAAAATGTTGCAAACTCAGAAGGATATTATGCAACAACAGAGTCACATCTGGATTCATTGAGGGGATACATTCAAGATAGCAATTTCTATCAAGAATATTCATATCAGATTGTCTCTCCTGTGTCACTTGATCGATATAAAGAATATGCACTTAATCTTGTGCATCCTGCAGGACAAGCATTGTTCGGCAAATTCAGATCACAGTCGAATACTAATGTTGATGTGTTAGTCAGTTCAAACAACTCTGTTAGAACGTTAGCAGGAACTGTATCACTGACACAAGACGAATTTGATGTTGTGGGTTCGGGAACATCATTCCAGACACACTTCCAAGAAGGTGGTGATATGATTATCGAACATGACTATAAACAATTCTATACAATTCCTATAAATAGAATTACTTCAGATACACAAGCAAACTTAACAATAGCATGGGCAGATAGCAATCTTGCCGGTGCTAATGTATATTACCGGAGTGGGTCAATTTAATGTCAAATAAATTACCAACAAAAGATTTATCGATCAACAATGCTGAAGCATTTATTGCGGCATTAAACAACGAAGATGGTAGAAGCACTAAGAACTCTACTATCTTGTATGCGGCAATTGGAAATGTGTTTCCTTATGCAAATGAACCTGCACCATCAGCACCGGTTGATAGCAGACAGTATTTGCAATATCAGACGCAACGAGAGTTTATTGGTGCTAGGAAAATTACTCCACAAGATGTTAGTCACGTTACATTAAAAAACGATTGGGTCACCGGAACTGTTTATTCGATGTATAGAGATTCGGACATTAATCTATATGATCGCCCCTTCTATGTTGTAACCAACGAATATAATGTTTACAAGTGTCTATTCAATAATAACGGTGCCGCATCAACTGTTAAACCTTCAGGGTTTTCTACTTTGCCATTTACTACTTCAGACGGGTATACGTGGAAATATATGTACACTATTTCGTTGGGAGATGCTAGTAAGTTTTTGACAAAAATTCATATGCCAGTTAAGACACTTAATACAAGTGACGGGTCTGTAGAATCTTCAAGGCAACTTGCAGTCCAAAATGCATCGGTGAATGGTTCTATAGAAATTGTTGAAGTCAATGATTCTGGTGTGGAGTATTTGCAAGTAACCAATGGGGTTGTTGATGCGGGTGGAAAGTATACAATTCGATTGAGTGGTTCTTCTGGTGTAGATTCTTCTCCATTAGACAACATCTATAACGGGTCTTCTGTATACATTATCTCAGGAACAGGTTCAGGACAGTTGCGCAGGATCATCGATTATTCGGGATCAACCAAAACACTGACAGTTAATACCGCATTTGCTACGGTACCTAACACCGATAGTCGTGTGATTATTTCACCGACGGTGACGATCATTGGTGACGGTAGTGGTGCAAAAGCATATGCGAGAGTTAACAACGATGGTGGTGTATCTAATGTTTCTATTGTTGATTCAGGAAGTAACTATACACGTGCAGAAGCAATTATTTCTGCGAATGTAGTCAATGGTGCAGGTGCATCTGCAAACGTGATCATCTCACCTGTTGGTGGTCATGGCAGTGATCCTGTGAGAGAACTTGGTGGTGATAAGGTTGCACTCAATGTTCAGTTTTCAGGTGCGGAAGGTGTATCGGCAAACGGGAATGGTTATATCCCATCAAATACAGAATTTAGAACAATTTCTATTTTGCGGGATCCTATTCTTAAGGTTGATGCGAACAACAATCATGTTCAAACAGAGACTGTTGCAAATACTTCAAACTCACCAAGCACATTAAGACTGACTAGTCGATTAACCATTTCATATAATCAAATGGATGGGAATGAACCTGTCAACCCACTTAAAGTAAGGGACATCATTACGAATGAAAGAACTCGACTAAATGCTGAGTTAGGGTCTCTTGAGTTTGTTACTGAGTTATCACCCACGCAGAGAAGAGTAGATGCATTAAGCAATGCTGTTAAGGGTGCTAATGCAAACATAGTGTATATTAGAGAAGATGAAACTCAAACCGATTCTTCTTTCTATACAGTGTACATAAATAGTGTAGAAAGTTATGGTACGAGACCATCATTTGTAAAAGATGATATCATTCTCACAAGCACAAGTGAGAATGAAGTTGCGACAGTAGAACAAATAAAGGGACCAGAAGCAAATACATTTTCTGGAGAAATTTTGTTCACCGAAAATGTTGCAGTGGTCACACGGAATCCAGAGCAAGAAGAAGATTTTAAAATTATCCTAGATTTTTAAGGTATAGGTAGTATAATGACACTCGAAACTAATCTCAACCAAAGTCCTTATTTTGATGATTTTGATGAAAAGAAAAATTATCACCGTGTACTATTCAGACCGGGATTTGGTGTTCAAGCAAGAGAACTTACACAACTGCAATCTTTGCTCCAGAATCAGATCGAAAGATTTGCTGATAAGGTTGTTGAGGATGGTAAGATTATTTCGGGTGTTGGTCTTAAAACAGAATCAATTGACTATGTTAAACTTAGAGACAAAGATGCAAACAATCGTGTTCTTTTAATTAGTGATTTCCTAGAGTCTGGTGTTGTCGCAAACGCAACTGTTACTGGTGAAACTACTGGTGTAACTGCTCAGTTAATCGACGTTATCGATGGATCGGAAGCAGGTGCACCAAATTATTTTTCTGTGTTCGTGAAATACACCAACTCAGGAACTGATAATGCGACGAAACAATTCGATAACAACGAAGTTTTAATTTTTAGAAATAGATCAGATAGTTCATATATTGTCGCGGCAAATTCGATTACTGCCTCTGCTACTGGTGTTGGACTCCGAGGTACAGTTAGTGATGGTCTGATTTATCATAAAGGACATTTTGTACGGGTTGATCCTCAAAGCATTATTATCGACAAGTACAGTACAACACCGAATAAGAAGGTTGGTTTTGAAACAAGAGAATCTACTGTTGATTCGAATCAAGACTCTTCTTTATTGGACAATGCGCCAGGTGCGACAAACTACAGTGCACCGGGTGCAGACAGATTAAAATTGACACCTACTTTAGCAGTTCGTGCACTAACAACAGATACTGCGAATACTGCAACATTTTTCTCCATTGCCAATATTGAAAATGGACTAATTGTACAAAAGACGAATGATGAGTTGGCAGGTGTTACTACACTTATTGCTGACAGGATTTTTGAAACAAATGGAAACTTTGCAGTCAAACCGTTCAATGTAAGAGTTAGAGAAAATCTAAAAAGAGATGACAATTTAGGACGTTACGAAGCAGGTGATATCAACAAACTAGTTGCTGAGATTGAACCATCTATTGCCTATGTGGGTGGTAACAGAATATCAGTGAACGAAACTGTTGTCAGGGAATTCGACAAAGCGACAGACATTGAGACTAAAGATGCCAGAGTAATCGGACAGGCAATCGGCAACTATATCATTGCAGATGAGCTGTGCGGGACTTGGGACTTCCAAGGATTGCGAACAGTAAAATTATATGATACTGCGCAAAATAGTATTTCTGGTCTCAATTTTAGTGCTACTTCTGTATCCGGATCACAGATCGGTACTGCAAGAGTTCGAGGTCTGCAGTGGCATTCTGGTACTATGGGAACATCCACAGGTCAGTTCAGAATTTACTTGTTTGACATCCAAATGAATGCTGATAAATCCTTCAGTGAGGTTCGATCAGTATACCAAGAAAATACTGTCGGTGCATCTGGAATCGCAGACATTGTATTAGAATCGAGTGGTTCAGCAGTTGTTAAAGAAGCAGAACTAAAGACTTTAGTCTTTCCCTTTACTCAATCTGGCACCAAGACACTAAGAGATGCGTCTGGAACTGTAGACACGCAGTTTGTT